CTTCAAGAATGGCACAAAAAAACGACCCGAAGGTCGTTTTGAGAACTTTTCTATTTAACTATTGTCCGTGTAAAACAGGTTGCTGAATCTTGCGGCTTAATATGCTTTTTTCGTTATAGCAATTACTTCTGCAACGACAACCAGCACCATCGCTGCAATCGTGGTGATCAGAACTGCCGGGTACATGTTATTAAAGCCTGTTGAAGAAACATGCTTGATTACTATTCCAGCATATGCCCATAGGATCACAAGACCGTAGGGATAATCCTTATTACGCAAGATGGTAATGATACCGATAATCGCGCCGATTGCGATGATGGCAACCGCCCATACTGCTTGAGATAATCCAAATCCGTTCCAACCAACACTGACCAGCAATGTTGTTAGATTCGCGATGGTTGCAACGGTGATCCACCCGAAGTAAATGCTAAACGGCAATTTGACGAATATCTTTTCTTTCGTGTTCAACATTTCTTTTCGAATTGCGCTGACGATGATTGCAAGGCAGACGAGGATCAGTAGCATGAGCACCATCGAAAGAGCGATGATGCGGTAATGCCAAGAAAAAATCCACACCGTATTCGCGATCGACGATACGGAGAAGACCACTCCAATTTTGTTCATGAGCGCATCGCTCATGCTCCTGTTCTTCTTGAACAATCCGAGCTGAAAGACCGTATACGCGGCAAGTAATAAATAGATGACGCCCCAGATCGCGAAAGTAATACCCGCGGGAGCAAACAGGTTAGGGTATGAGTCCGATACAGCTCCCGTTCCGATACCGTTGATTGGCAGTATGTTTGCAAGTGCATTCACTACAACCATGAGGATGAAGGTTACAGCAGCCAAAGCTTGAATAGACTTCTTCATGTATATACCCCCTTTTTCGTCATTATATCACGCTCATCAGTGAAAAACCTATATAAAAGATGCAACGATTTCATCGATATAGTGCTCTCTCTTGACTTCAGCCAGTCCATGAAACTGTCGGTATATCTCCCACTGGTCTAATAGAGCACCAAGCGGCATGAGCCAAACCTCGCGCTCCGATCGCCCCAGTAGCGTCACCCCATAAAAGATCAGTCGGGCAAACAGCTCTTCGTCACTTGCCCGACCAACACGTTTTTTGAGGGTTCCTCCTCGCTTTCGACATAGCGCTTCGTCCCCTTAACCATCGCGTCCATGATCGCGGCTTTGTAGCCGGATAGATCCAGAGGAGTGGTGAGCAGTTCGACCGCTTCCTCGGTCAGAAGTTCACGTTTACAATCCGGCTCGAGCAAATTGTGCACAAGCGTGCTCTGATTGGCGAGCAGCATAATCAGCCACACCACCTCGTCCAGCGCGATCTCGAAGTTTTCAGCTTTCATGAGCTTGTCGCCAAGATGCTCCAGTCCACCATAACGCTTCGCGATCTCTTTTGTCGCACGGGTGGTCAAGAGCATTTCATACTCCCGATTGCCGATTCGGATCATCGCGCCTCTGTCGTTTTCCATATGCTTAACCCTCCGCCGCAAATGTCGGCTCGTATACCTGTGTGTACCAACCAGAGATCGTCGCCGCCGGTACGCTGGTATCGTCCTCGTTGACCTCGGCCTTCCACGGATGTTTTCCCTGCCCGTCCAGCTTATTGCGTCGGATAATCATGCCTTCGATCGACGGGGTCGAGAACGTGATGTTGTCGCCCTTGGTCTGCAAGTTTGTCGCAGGAATACCGAATACGACGCGATAGAGCCAGAAGTAGCGATACTTGCCGTTGCTCTTCTTTGCGCGAAACCCGATTGCGACAGGTTGACCGCCATTCTCGCTCTGCGATACCAGAACTTTGTTATCGTCGATCTGTGAGCCGGTGAGATCGCTCGCAACCGCCGCGCCGATGTTGTCGATACCCAGTGTCAGCGTCCCGCTCTTGAACTCCTTGACCACCTCGGCGGCACCATCGTCGGCATAGAGCGTCGCTTCGTTGATATCGATCTTCAGTTCCGCGGACATCGCCTTGGCGAGCGAAACGGGTGCGGCATATGTCTCGTCCCCGTTGGTTCCCTCGGTGATCTTCGCATAGTAGAGTTTATCCAATCCGATGGTTGCCATCTATTCTTCCTCCAAATACTCCTTCGCCACGTCTATGGCAAAGTGGTGATAGCCCGTGCCCTCTTCCAGTCCGATATATCGGCGTTCCGATACTAGAAATCCCGCCGTGAGCAGCAACCGAACGAGTTGCTGCTTGTTCGCACCATAATTGCCCTTCGAGAAGAGCGACAGCCGTGCTTCCTCAATGTTCATGCCCGGTGTATTGTCCGAAAACAACTCGAAGTGCTCCGAGATCGGCGTGATCACGACATACTCATCCGGCGCTGTGGTAGAGAAAACGCCGGTCTCCACAGGAAGTCCGGCGCTTTCGACGATCGTATTCAGTTCTTCCAACATACTCACGGGATATCCAGTTCCTCCTTCAATACGCGTTGCATCTCCTCGACACAAGGTTTCCGACTCGATGATTTCGTGCGCTTAAGAAATGGCTTCGGCGGCTGACCATGCTTGCCGTACTCCAATAGATTCGCGAGCATAGCGTTACTCACATCTCCTCGCCCCTCCGAAAATCCGACCTTCACGTCGAAGTTTCCATCGCGATCCAGCTTCGCGGGCGAAACACCAAGCGACGCAGCAAGCTTGCCCGTCGAGCGGGATTTGGATTTCGTCTCACGACCGATTGCCGCGCGCAAGTTCGATATCATCCTGTCCAATACGACCTTACCGCCCGCAGCGAGTGCTTTGGGAATCGCCGCGTCGAGCACATTGCCCATGCTTGCGATTTGATTCAGAAACTCATCCGGCATTTCGATCTTCACCCTAGCCACCCGGCGTCACCTTCTTTGCCAGAACTTCAAGGTACATCCCTCTGCCCTTCACGTCCTCGACGGACGTGATTTCAAAGCGACCGTCGCCGCATAAGATTACATGCGCCGTGGTAACGGATAATCCCGGAATCACACGAAATCGGAACAGATCCGTCGCTTCAGAAAAGGCGGCACGGTTGACCCATTTCTGAGAATCGTGCCGCCCTTCCCGGTACGCGTGCACTGCTGCCAATACCTGATCGGTCTTTGTCGCGAATCCCTCCGCGTCCTTGATCACAACTTCCCGCGCAATCGAAATCAGCGTATTCATTCTGCCAAAGCTCATGAGCCCACCCTCCAATCGCGATCAAGGCGAAGCAGTGTGTTTACGGTGTTCCATACCTGCTGCCCCGCCTGCACATTATCCGCGAAAAATCCACCCGTGCTGCCGTCCCGGCTTTCGTAAAAGTGGGAGGCAAGCATGATTATTGCCGCTTCGGTAGTCGGCGGCATACCCGCTACTTCGTAGGTTCCAGCGGTCAGGTGCTGGTAGCTCTCGGCGTAGGATACTGCAGCGTCGATCAGACGTTGGATGAGTTCATCGTCCGCGTCATGCGCCAGGATCAGGTTCACCTTGACCTTAGTCAGCAGCGTCGTCATCTCACATCGAACCCGGTTGATCAGCCGCCATGATCCCAGCGTTCTTGAGCTTTTGCAGCAAAGCGTTGAAGTCACTTTTCAGGTCAGCAATGGTCGTAGCGGCGCTTTCCGTTTGATTTGTAGCCTGATACACACTGCCAGCCGTCTGTTCAGTAGCGTAGCCGGATTGTAGGCCGGTGACCGTGGCGGTATTCAGAACCTCCAAAGTACCGCCAATCACCAGCCGATCCCCACCATCTGCGAGGTAGTTCTTACAGTTGCGAGTCACGTCGCCCGCCGGGGTCTCAATGATCTCCATCTAGCCCCTCCGTTACGCCTTCTGCTGCAAGACCTTGATCGCTTCGGGCAGAATCAGCTTGCCATCGAGCCGCTGCGAAGCAAGGAAGCCGATCTGACCCGTCGTGGCATACAGCTCATTCAAGCGTTTGAAGGTGCGGCCTTGACGATCGGCGATCCAGTAGTAGGAGAAGTCGCCGAACGCGATAGACTTATTCCCCGCAGCGACCCCCGGCATGAACTCGCTGGTCACGATGCGGTGACCAAGGATGGTGTCCGGCGCGTTCTCCGTGATACCCGGACGCCAGAGGTATTGACCATCGCCGTCTTTGAGTTTCCGGAGCAGTTTCACAGTCGTGTCGTTGAGCACGAACACCGCGCCTTTGCGGTACGGTGCCCGGAGCGAGTACACGAGGTCAATCAGTTCGTCGCCGGTGATCGCAACTGCGCCCGCAGTCGTCACACCAACCTCCGCGCCGCCCGTTGCATTGAGGATGCCGATAGGCTTGCTCACGCCGTTGCCGTTGAGGAACGCATCCTCTTCTTTGTCGCCGATGCGCTTGCCGAACTGCTCGGAAACATACCCTTCAATGTCGAAGATGCTGTCGGAGAGCAGTTCCTCCGACACCTTGATCATGGTCGCGAGCTTGTACGCGCCAAGAACGACCTGTGAGAAGGAATCATCCGAAAGCGGGTAAGTGCCCTCTTCGTCAACCCAGTCGGCGGTGCCTTTCGAGGCGACCACGGGAATCTTTCGATCGCCATAGCTGGTCTGGATGACATGGCACAGTGGGCGCAGCACATTCGCTTCCGTCAGTTTCTGTACCAGTGTCCGCTCGAACTCGTCGGGAACGAGGTATCCGCCCTCGCTGTCGGTGCCCTCTTGAAGCGCGTTCAGGATCTCTGTCCGAGGATTTTTGGAACGGATCGCGTTCCAAAATGCCTTCTTGTACTCGGCGGTAGCGCGGCCGGTCTTTTGCTCCGCATTGGTTTGCGCGGGCTTACTGGTCAGAGGGTCGGCGGTGGGCTTGTTCAGTTCCGCGTCCAGCGCCGCCTGACGCTCAAGGCGCTCCACCTCTTTACCGAGCGCAACAACCTCAGCCTCCATCTTTTCATATGCGCCAGCGTCCTCGGCGGAGAGCAGGCCATCCGTACCTCGCTTGACGTCCAGAAACGCCTTCGCGGCGTCCCATTTCTTCGCGCGATTCTCGCGCAGTTGCAAAATCGTATTCATTCGCTTCCTCCTCAGTGTGAAATCAAAGAGAGCCGCTGATAAAGCGGCTCAACAGGGTATTTCGGTTCGGTTGTTTGTGCCGGAGGCGTCTCCTCCGCAGCAGCTGGTTTGCTTGCCTGTTTTCGCTGCACCTTGTTCAGCAGCGAGTTGGTCACCGCGCGGCGGGAGAAGCTGAACACCACATCATCGTGCTTCGACTGTTTCTTCTCGTCCTCTAAAACACCGTCCGCGAAGCCAAGCTCGATCGCTTTGTTTGCGTTCATCCATGTTTCCGCATCCATAAGGTGCGCAAGCTTCGCGCGGGACATGCCCGTTTTCAGCTCATATGCGTTGATGATGCTCTCTTTCACCTCGTCCAGCATGTCGATGGCTTTCTGCATCTCTTCCGAATCGCCAATCGCTACCGTCAGCGGGTTGTGGATCATGAGCAAGCTCGTCGGCGCCATGAGCACCTCGGTGCCTGCCATTGCGATGACCGACGCGGCGCTAGCCGCGATGCCGTCGATTTTGACCGTGATATGCCCTTTGTAATCCATGAGCATGGTGTAGATTTGGCTCGCGGCCACACAATCGCCGCCCGGGCTGTTGATCCAAATCACAACGTCACCCGTTCCGGCGTTCAGTTCGTCTCTGAACATCCTCGGGGTGACGTCGTCTTCAAACCAGCTTTCTTCGGCGATCGTGCCGTTCAGTGTTAAAGTTCGGGTGCCTTCCTCGTTTCGCACCCAGTTCCAGAACCTTCTATTCAAGCGGAATCCTCCTTCTTATATTGTGTCCCCGCGAACACCCCCGCATCCTCCAGCTTCGTCATGGCTCCATTGATCAGGTACAGATCGCCGCCGAGGTCAGAAGTAATGCGGTCGAGATTCTCCAGTTCGCGGATGTCGTTCGCGCTCATCCAGCCGTTCTGACGCGCGGTGGCGTACCCGCTCATACGGGAGGCGTAATCACCGCGAAGAAGTCCATCCACATTGAACTTGATGAAGTACGTCGGTTTTTCGCTCTCGCTGAATAGTACTCGACACATGCTTTGTTCCCAGCGCACGACCCAGGGGTCGAGGGTGTATTTCACAAACTCCAACGACTGCTGCTCGATGTTGCTGAATGACGATTTCTCCAAATCCGCCAGCATATGCGGCGGCACGCGGAAGATGCGCGCTATCTCATTGATCTGAAACTTCCGCGTCTCCAAGAACTGAGCCTGCTCCGGCGCAATCCCGATGGGCGTATACTTCATACCCTCTTCGAGCACCGCGATCTTGTGTGCGTTCGCGCTTCCCTGATAAGCCGAGTTCCAGCTTTCCTTGACGCGCAGCGGGTCTTTGATCGTGCCGGGATGTTCCAGCACGCCTGCCGGAGCCGCGCCGTTGGCGAAGAACTTCGCGCCGTACTCCTCCGTGGCAATCGCCAACCCGATCGCATTCTTTGCCATGGCGATCGGGCTGTAGCCGATCAGACCGTCGAAGCCGAGACCGGGTATGTGAAGTACATCCGAAGGTGAAAGCGTCACCTGCGTCGATTTTCCGAGTGTGGTCGGATCCTCCGACCCGCGCTGGTACAAATAAAAAAGCCGGCCGTTTTGATCACGGTCGACTGTCATTCTGCTCGGCATGAGCGGGTAGAGCGCGATTACCTCGCCTCTGGCGTTTCGGATGACCTGCGCATAGGCATTGCCCCACAGAAGTAAGTGGCTCATGAGCGTTTCTCGGAATGCGAAGCTCGTCATTTCGGAGTTCGGCTCGTCGTGCAGCAGCCGGTAGAGCGGATGCTTAAACGCCTTCTCTTTCCCGCCGCTGTCGTTATACTTGTAGACATTCAGCGGCAGGCCAGCTACGGTTTCCGACAGGATTCTCACGCACGAATACACCGCCGTCATCTGCATGGCGGTCGTTTCGTTCACCGGCTTTCCACTCGAAGTTCCGCCAAAGAAAAAACTGAAGCGACTTCCGTTTAGGGTGTCTTTCGGTTTGTCACGCGATCTGCCCAATCTTTGAAAAATATTCAAAACAGTTTCTCCCGCTGGATGAAGTTGAATTCAGTACCATCCAATTTACTTATTGACTTTTTCTACACAACTGTGATTAAATAGCGAAGTAAAAAGTGCGTATAATTGATCAGCACGAAACTTCTCGCAAGTTTCGTGCTTTCTTTTTTGCCCACAAACAATAGGGAGAAAATAGTAATGGATTTCTACATGAAGCTACCGAGAAGTAAAAAAGAGTTCGCATTGTTTATGACGGTGATCTCCATCATCTCCGTCAACATCATTGCACCGCTTATTACATGCTTTGAGTTAGGATTCAATTTTCAAGTCTGGGCAAACACCTTGGAGGTGATCCCTTTCATTTGGATCGCAGTGGTTGCAGTTGTTTTGATAACCTACAAACCCGCTGAATGGTTAACATCACGCATCGTCAAGGAAGGCGACAGCTTTAGTTCACATATAACCGTTAATATCCTCTGTACTGTATTTCTCATGTCCATACTGCTGACCGTCATTGGTACATGGATTGGAACACGGCAAATCAGCATGAAGCCAATTCGCTTGTTTTTCTATAAATGGCCTCGCAATGCTGCGATCTCATTTTTCGTTGAAGCTTGTATCGCGCAGCCCATTGCTCGTCTGGTCATGCTCAAGCTACATCAAAGGCTCGATTCGAAAGCGATATAGCTTGAGAATGGAATATGGATCGAAATAACTTCATGCGTCCCCTCCACAGATCATTTGATTGACATACTAGAAAATATGCGATACAGTGGCACTTGTGTGATGTTTTTTACACTGCACAATATTTTAAACGAGGTATTTGATGTACAGCGACAAGACCATCGTCTGCAAAGATTGCGGACAAGAATTCACCTTCACTGCCAACGAACAAGAGTTTTTCGCCGAGAAAGGCTTCACGAATGAACCGCAGCGTTGCAAATCCTGCCGTGTTGCTCGTAAGGGCGCACCCAGAGGCGGCTCCCGCGATGGCGGATACCGCGACAACTCGCCGCGTCAGATGTATGACGCAGTGTGCTCGGAATGCGGCAAAGCCTGCCAGGTTCCCTTCCAGCCCCGTACCGACCGACCGATCCTGTGCAGCGATTGCTTCAGAAGCAACAGGTAATTTCAAGGGCACATCCTTTACCGGATGTGCCTTTTCTAAAACACCAGTAATCCTCGGCCATCATATACGCTGGTGCTCTCTCCACTGCCATTTCGCAACGCCCGATCCAAAGCCATGATTGTCGCCACAGCACCGTCTATTTTCTCGGTGCTTTTTTCTTTGTCCGGTTTGATATTCCCGGCGGGGTCCGTGCGGATGTAGATGTTGTCCATCATCCAGCGCAACACTGGCTGCCCACCGTGCGCGATTCGCTGTTCCAGCGTCAGCTTCATGAGTTCCTTCGTCGGCGGGGACATGTCCTTGAATCCCTGCCCGAACGGTACGACCGTGAATCCCATACCCTCTAGGTTCTGCACCATCTGCACCGCACCCCAACGATCGAAGGCGATCTCGCGAATGTTGTACTTCATGCCAAGCTGCTCAATGAACGTTTCGATAAACCCGTAATGAACGACGTTTCCTTCGGTGGTCAGCAGAAACCCCTGCTTCTCCCAAAGATCGTAGTTCACATGATCGCGCCGCACGCGCAGGTCGATGTTCTCCTCCGGGATCCAGAAGAACGGCAAGATAAAGTATTTGTCATTCTCACCCAGCGGCGGGAACACCAGCACAAATGCCGTAATGTCAGTGCTGGATGAAAGATCTAGACCGCCGTAGCAGACCCGGCCTTTCAGAATCTCCGGGTCAACCGGGAACGCGCATTTGTCCCACACATCCATCGGCATCCAGCGGATCGCCTGCTTGACCCACTGGTTCAATCGAAGCTGACGAAACGCGTTCTCCTCGGCGGGATTCTGTTGCGCGCTTTCGCAAGCGGCTTTCACTTTATCGATCCCCACCGTAATGCCGAGCGACGGATTTGCTTTCTTCCACACTTTGGGATCAGTCCAGGAATCGTTCTCTTCGGTGCCATAGATCACTGGGTAGAACGTAGGGTCCGTTTTCCTGCCGTCAAGAATATCCTTCGCTTTTGAATGTACTTCCCAGCAGATGGAGTTCGTGTTGTCTCCTGCGGTGGTGATCAGAAAGTACAGCGGCTGCATACGCGCGTCGCCGCTTCCCTTGGTCATAACGTCAAATAGACGGCGGTTCGGTTGGGTGTGTAGTTCGTCAAAAATGACACCATGCGTATTGAACCCGTGCTTGTTGGCGACGTCCGCGCTCAGCACTTGGTAATAACTCCCGGTCGGCAGGTAAACGAGCCGCTTCTGCGACGCGAGAATCTTCACGCGTTTCGCCAGAGCGGGGCACATGGTCACCATGTCCTTGGCGACCTCAAATACGATCGACGCCTGCTGTCTGTCGGCTGCACACCCATATACTTCCGCACGCTCTTCGTTGTCGCCGCAGGTCAATAGCAGTGCGACTGCGGCGGCAAGCTCGGAATTGTGCGTCGGCACCATGGAATGTCCTGCCAGATACTGATGCGATGGCGAACTCACCTGTATGCAACGCATGGGCACACGTGAGGCCACAGGCTCGATTGCGTGAATATAGTGAAAGTCGGATCGACGCGGCGACGTTTTAGCCAACTTTCGATTCTTTAATTTTCTTGCCAGCCCGCTTGCAGGGAAATCTTCAAAAGAAGTAAACCGAATGATATACAGCGTTTCGCCAGTAGGCACCCCGCATCTGGTAGACGGACTTTGCGTCATGCTATTCTTGATGCCAAGAGTCCATAAGAGCTCGCGCACGCTCAAAGCGAGGCGATGCTCAGTGCTGATGTAGATGCTCTGTGCCTTGATGCCGCTGATGCAACCGTCCGAATCCATCAGCCCTCTGAGCAGCGCCCAGCGTTGCTGTTCGGATGCTCGCAGGTATTCGTTTGGAATCCGCTTGTCGTGAAACGATTTGAGAAGGATGTTTTTCAAATGCGGGATGCGCACGATAATGCTATTGCCGACATTTCTCCATGCCGAAGTAATCTCGTACGGCATCCGCCGAAGCACACCAGCTATATCACCTGTGCGTATCGTAATTTCAGGCTTTGTCGCGCATCCGTTCCCAAGCCAGTACCCATACAAATATGGATCAACTGGCAGTTCGACAGCAGGTAAAGCTAGAGACTGCAAAACCGGAATTCTGTAGATCGAGCGAAACGGATCATTCCGATGCTGTTCCCGATACGCGAAGAATGCTGCACACATTTGCTGCGTTTCCAGCAACTTTACCCTACGGCCATTGTTGATCACCTGCACGTTCCAAAGATGCCGCGCGCCGGCAACGATCTTACTCCCGTCGCCGAACGTCAGTTGATACGCTTGTTCGGTATCGTCGATCTCACTGACCGCAAGCACATAGCATGGATTACCCTTTTCATCGAAAACACGGTCGCCAACACACAGTTCACCCATCTGTTTCCAGCCATCCGGCGTGGGAATCGGTGTGTCCAACGCGAGCTGTTTTCCATTTTTCTTTGGTATTTCGATATACGCCGTGTTAAATTGACGGTATCCACTCGGTTTCAACGTACCAAACACATCGCGAATGATCTGTTCCTGCCAATCGATGAGCAGAAACGGCTTTCCCGCCCATGTACCCTTGGTGTGCGCAAGGCACTCAATGAAAGCGACGGCGTTGTCAGCCGCTTTTTTATCGTAAACCGAGTCCTTCGCTTTGAACGGAGTCGGCGTGTACTTCTTTAACTTTCTCATCACGACCGCCTCTTTCTAGCCAGTAAGCATAAAAAAGAGCCTCCTTGATCAGGAAGCTCAAGTGGTAGCCTGTGCGATTTAGTTGTATTCTCTCAGGATCTGCTCGTAGACCGTCTTCACCTGCGCGCCGCTCGGTTTCTTCGACCAACCCCTGTCATACTGTACGAAAAGCTGTCCGTCTTTCCAAATTTCAAGCTTTGAAATCCGCCCGTTTGAAATCCCGTACTCCGAGCCTTCGTCGTATTGTTTGATGTAAAAGCTGTATCCGTCAATCGTCCCTTTGATCCACATTGCTTTACCCTCCGTGCTTTGTTGTTTGCTTTTCGGCATGTGTATATATCACTCTTCGGGCGATGAATAGCAAGTGAATTCTGTAATAAATGCTCGAGATTATGTGAAAAACCAGGTGTTAAAACACTTGGCGTATTTCTTGTCCTTAGTAAAACACGGAGGCTCGCGTGAGCCTCCGTGTCCGGCTTGGTTTGGTTATCGTGCGCCGTTGGGGCAATCGCCCCATCCGGCTCTTGAACCACTCAGTGGCGGCGACGTTTCGCGACGCGGCGTTGTTGTTAGTTAGGCGCTCGATGCATCCAGATTGCCATCCTGTACCGCCGCTTTCAACATTTCAGTATCGAACCCAGCTGCTTTGTACGCTTCCAGAAGCGTACTGTAATAGAAAGCGCTCGGCTTGTTCGGTGGCTTGTTGCCGATCAGGATGTACACAAATGCATCGATCGCAGCACCATCCAAGCGTACCTTTACTGTATCCTTTCGGTACAAATCTGGCACCCCGATCCAGCGATCAAGCGCAGCTTCGTCTTGCAAGGTTATTTCCCAAAGAAGTATGGGAACGCTGGAACCCTTCGTTTTCTCGATCGTTGCAACCGCGCAAACATTGCCACCACGAAACGCAAGCCTGAAATTCTTTAACTCCGTCGTTCCGATCGGCTTCGCGGTCGGACAGTGCTTCGACATTTCAGCGCGATTCAACCCAACGCCGTAAGCGGCAAATACTCGATTACTCATTTCCCTCAATCCTCCGGCACTCATCTTCGCCGAATACGATCCCGAGCATACTGCCGCGATCCCAATTCACATGAATCGTCCCGATATCATCAACCATCGTGACTGTACCCCGATCGCCATTCCGCAGGTTGGTGTATGGATCGCTCATTCGAATCAGCATGACCCGAGTTCCGGCGGTGTAATACTCTTTGAGCTGTTTCAATATCTCCGGATGAATGGTCGTCATTCTTCATCACCCGCTTCTGGCGCGGTGCGAAACGCGGCGTTACCTGAAAGATTCTTTAGCAGAACCTTCCGTGCCTCCTTGTACTCCGCGCCTATGAATCCGAGTCGGAGGAGGAAACACCGGAAGGCGTACTTCTCGTTTTCGACTTCCTGTTCCGTCGCACTGACGCGTTTCTGCGTTCTAGACAGTTCGCAGAGTCCCCGAGTCAATTGGTAGTAGGCGGTGATCTCCGCCTGATCGTTAGTCGTTCGAAACCACCCGAATTCGATTCTGTCAGGGTGTTCTGTAATCGGGAGGTCGTTCGTTTCGAGTGCTTTCTTGAGCAGGGTCGCTTTGCTAGCAACCAGCCGCCGTAGATTCTCCATTGCGATCGGCGTCATGCCTTCCTTTGGCAACTCGACCGCGAGGCGGTCGGGATCAACAGTGCTAGGTGTTTCTTTTGTCAGTTGAGCCGGCTCGACCGCTTTGGGTCCAGCAGGCTTTACAGCTTCGCCGACCCGTTCGCCGATGAACCCGTCGTGTGCCAGTTCGCGGATCAATATCTCGATCTGCGCCCCATCTGTGCCATCTGAGCAAGTGACAGTACCATTCTTGTCGACCGTGTAAGCTCCCACCTGAAATGCGAAGCTTGGCGCGCCGAGGTATCGCGTTGTGTCCTGCAACACATCCCGCATGACCGCGACCATCGCCTTCCGTCTGTCCCCTGTAACGTTGTACTTGATTTGCATTGTGAATACCTTCCTTTCGATTCGGTAGTCACATACATCACTCTTTCGGGTGTGAATATCAAGCTATTTATCTGTGGTTTGGGGAATGTCTTTGTAAAGAATCTGTACCCCATCCCTGATGAGAATCACCTGGTCAGAATCCCTCATCTGTTCGATGTACCGCTTCACGATCACATCGCAGTACTTTTCATCCAACTCGACCATACGGCAGACTCGATCGGTCTGCTCGCAAGCGATCAAGGTACTGCCGCTGCCTCCGAACGGGTCGAGAACGACGCAGTTCGCCATGCTGGAGTTCAGAATCGGGTATGCCAGAAGCTCGATAGGTTTCATCGTCGGATGATCGGCGTTCTGCTTGGGTTTGTCAAACTCCCAGATGGTCGTTTGTTTCCGGTCGGCGTACCATTCGTGCCGGCCTTTTTTCTTCCAACCGAACAAGACCGGCTCATGGCGCCATTGATATGGACTTCGCCCAAGAACCAACGACTGCTTCTTCCAGATACAGGTACCGGAGAGATAGAATCCCGCTTCCGAAAATGCCTTCCGAAAATTCAAACCCTCGGTGTCCGCGTGGAACACATAGATCGACGCATCGTTTGCCATGCAGGCTTCCATGTTCTGAAAAGAAGCAAGCAGGAAATCAT